TGTAGATAAACTATATGGAAAAAGACCCTTAAAGAAAACTTGATACTTTGGGATTAAATTATTAGTTAGTATACTAAGAGTTCCATCAGAATAAATGTTATCCTGATCATTGGCATATTTTCCAAACACTTCTGCTTGACTTTCTAGATCTTCAAATTGATTTAAATTTTCGGGAAATCCTAATCCACGTATCCATTTCTGAATTTCCATATAGTTTCCAAGATCTTCATCAATCAAAAATCTTATATTCAAATCACCAAAATCAATCTTATCTCCTGGGACTGGAAGGTCTCTTAAGTAAGTTGCTTGATTTGCAACACCTAATTGAATATCAGGAATATTGACCTGATTACAAAAGAATGCCGATTTTGGACTTCTACGAAGAGTAAATTTAAATCCGGTTGGACTTAGAAAATTTCTATTTGTAATCTGTCTTGATGTTGCTATAGCCTCATATTCTGGCATTTAATTACTCACTTACTACAGTAGAATTGGAATAGTGTTTTGGAGCATAAGTTACACCATTCATAGTAACTGTGGTTGCTTTGACAGCATCAGCATCAGATTCATTTGTATAGACTTTTCTATCTGCATAAATTTCTGTCCATGAATTGTCACCTTTATAATATACATCACCAATCGTGGGGTTCATGACACTATTTGTTTTGATATGGAAAGGCATTTTAATACAGCATTTTATATATTTATTAAACTCCATCAATCCAGTTTTTAAAACTATATGGTGGCCATTGTCCATATAAAGAATTTTTAGAACCCCCTCCATATGACTCAGGTAAAATTTCATATTTACTAGATTTTTTAGCAAAATTAATATACTGACTTATTAAATCATCATTCATATCAAAAGACTTTGCATGTTCCCAAAAATCTGTATTATATTTGGAACCAAATTTATAATGCCATAGAATGAAATTTTGAGTTTGATTAATATACTTTTTAATCTCTTCTGATGGATCTTTTTTGTTGCCGAATATGTAACTCCAGGTCATTTTAATCCACTCAAAATATGTTTGAGTTGATGAGGACTCCAATGGTTCTAGGAAAAATAATCTATTACCGTTAAGAATAACTCTTCCATCTATTGGTTTATTGGAAACATAATTTTTATATCTAACGTGTTTTTTAATATCAACATCAAACATATTTCTAAAATTATATTCTGCTTCTATATCAGTAGAGCACTTATCACTATAACAGTAACCAACACAATAATCATGTGATGGAGAATTTTCATGTGTTGGTATCACAAAAGTCCATCCATCAGGTGTTGCAATATGACTACTCCAGTGTGTTTGAGTTAAATCCCATTTTGGTTTTGCAAGGATAGCGGAGTTTGTTGGATTTTTTAGTATCTTATAGTTGGAATAATCTTTTGGTTTCCCTCTACAATCAAAAACATAATCAGCATCTACACTATCAATGTCCAATAACTCACTCTCAGTTACTTTAAAGTGACCAGATTCTAAAATAGACTTCTGCATCTCCCATGGGCAATAATGCATTGCCATCTTGTCTGCAGGAAATGGGTGGAAGAACTTATCTTTCTTTTTTCCCCACCCATCATACAAAATACCACTCTTAAAGGTGGCATGTATCTTATTCTCATACCAATTAAACCCAGTTGCTGCCCACAGCAATCCTGGAGGGTCTAATAGTGTTGCTTGTCCTACTCTTTCTGGTTCTGTGTTTGGGTTATATATTAATTCTACTTCTAGATCTAAATTCCTTCCATACCATGCATAAAATAATGCTGTAAATGATCCACCGTTTCCCGCACCAACTACGGCAATTTTCATAACAAGATTTTTCACTATTTATTTGCATAAAAAAAGACCCCCCGTGAGGGAGGTCTGAAAGGACATGTGGGGCAACCGCTTCCGCAGCAACCACTTGAATCACATGAGGTTCTTAACTGTAACGCGACGGTAGTAGCGGTTCGAGTTAACTGTAAGAGCACCAGCTCCGACAGTTGTTCCTTCAGCGAAGGGATTAGCGACCATGCCGTAGCGAGTCTTAAATCCGATTTTGGGCTGGAAGGTGTTCTCTCCAACTGCACGAACCATCTGAAGAGGAACGTATGGGCAGTAGAATAGACCTGCATCATAAGGGGAAGTACCCTTATAACCAACAACGTAGTACTGGTTAGCAGCACTGTTTGCCGAATAAGGATCGATGTATACGCGATACTTACCTTGCAGAATACCAGCGAAGGTGTTACCGGTGTCATCAACGTTAAGGTTAGCGTTCAATGCTGGAGTATAATCCAGAACGCCTGCCATTGTCAATGCCGAAGCAACGTCAGCAGAGCAAAGGATTACATTGCCCTTCCCGCGACGAGTTCTTTGTGCGATTGCGTTAGCATCACGCTCGATTTGGAAGAGAAGTCCTTTGAATTTCTCAACAGACCATCTGCCGTTGGAGTCAACGTCGAGGTCAAACTCACCAGAAGTTGCGGTGTTGACAGTAGCACCAGACTCAGCAGTCTTGTAGATAGTTCTAATAACTTCTCTGTTGATTTCCGCAAGGATTTCAGTAGAGAGGATATTAGCAAGTTCTGCTTCAGCATTAAGACCGTGGATTGCCTTAAGGTCTTGTGCCAGTTCCAAAGAGTACTCTGCTTTCAGAGCTCTGGACTTGGCGGTAACGGTGACTTTCTCGATCGAGAATGCCATTTCGTTGAAGTTGTCACCAGTGCTTCCGAGATCTTCGGAATTCTGGGTGCTCATACCCTGACCAACAGGATATGCTGCCTGGGTTGCATTGGTGGATGGGTTCAGAGCGCCAGGATTAGCAGCACTACCTTGTGCGGTAGTACCCATACCAACATTACTACCGGTGAAGTCAAATGCTTCGTTCTGACCGGAGAATGCAGTATCTACTTCGTCGTAGAATGTTTCTGCACCAGCTTGTGTCTTGTACTTCGAACGCATCGCGAAGATGAGTCCAGTAGGACCAGACATAGGCTGAACACCTGCGAGGTCATATGCGACCAAGTTGGGCATAGAGCGTCTGATCAAGGAGATCAATACGGGGTCGAAACCAGCGACGGGTGATGCACCAGCACCAGAGAAACCAGCATTGCCAGTTCCAGCGGGGTCGGTGTTGACGTTGGGTTGCTCAGTGAGCATTCCGCTGCTTGCGAATGCAGTTTGCTCTCTAAGGAATTTTTCTTGGTTTTCTAACAGGACTGCGGTCACTGCTCTCTTGTGATTGTCTTTGATTGAATCAAGACCCTCATGATTGAGGAGAGGTGCCCACTTTTCCTGCAGATGTTCGGAATGGAACATTTGCTTTTTACCTATGTGGTTAATTTACGGTTTGAATTAATATTAAATTCAGTTGTTATTTAAGAGTTGATCCCAGTGCTCTGAGGTAAGCGTCCATAGAACCAGTAGATGGTGCTGCGGTTTCGTCTACACCCTCAGAAAGGGTTTCAGTCTTAGATTGTGTAGAAACTGTCTTCTGATTGAAATAAGATTCCTTCAGAGTTTCTAACTTCTCACGATATTGTGCTTCACTTTCAAACTCCACACTTTCGGAAAGTGAGGCGAGTTTCTCTTTCTGTGTCTGTGCAAGACCTTCAGAGATTTGATCCAATACTCCTTCAGCAACCGACTCGGAGAGGCGGGAGTTTAGGGAAATATTCTTCTCAATTTGCTCGTTGAGTTTTGTTTCCATGTCATCAAGTTTTTCTACCATGCTCTCAAGTACATCATACTTATCTTCAGGGATTGATACATAATGTTCTTCAAAAAGACCCTTCATTCCTGCAAGGAATGATTCGGTCATATCGGTCTTGAGACCAGAGTCAACGGCGAGTTGATTTTCAGTCATCCACTCGTCGGAGACATACTCTAAGTAAGAATCAACACGCTCAGCGAGTGATTCTTTAGCAGAAGCAACTTCCTCTGCAAATTTCTCTGCAAATTGTGCTTCTAGTTGTTCTTTGATTTGAGCAACCTTAGAATTGATTGCTGCCTCAAAGATGGTGCGTGCTTTCTCTTGGAATTCCTCGGAGAGTTCTTCACCAGCAAGGAGAGCGTTAACGTCTTCTTCAACGTTATACTCAGCAACGACTTCTTCTTCAGTTACTTCTTCTTCAGAAACAACTTCTTCTGTAGTAGACTCTTCTTCAGATACTACTTCATCAGTTGTGGTTTCTTCTGCTTCTGCAACTACTTCTTCTTCGTTACTAACTTCTTCTTCTTCCTTCATACCCGTTGGCATGGGATCTGCCTTACCGGCAGATTTTGTTACAACGTCTTTGACCTGCTTGAGAGTTCCTCCAGGAGTCTTCAGCTTTGCTGAATCATCATCGACTTTGTAATTTTCTGGTGTAGGTCCACCCAAATCCTCATAACTAGCAGGTGTGCCACCAGTAGTAAGTTTGGGCATAGGATCTGCTGTGCCAGCATTAGCATTGACAGCAGTTTTGGATTGCTGTGTCTTTACTTCCATTTCTTGTAAATCTCCACGAGACATTTGAACTCTCCGTTATTGCCGGGTATTAAAAACTATATTTATTTATAAAATTAAAGATTAG